CGTCGGCACCCCCGGCACGACCCCGGCCACTTCGCTTGTCCTGCTTCAGGCCCAGCAGAAGCTGAACGAGTACGCTGCCATGATGCCGAGCCGCTACGCGACCGTGAACCCGGCCGCCAATGCTGGTCTGGTCGAAGGCATGAAGGGCCTCTTCAACCCGGTTGACACCATTTCCCGCCAGTTCAAGAACGGCATGATGGGCGAAGGTGTTCTCGGCTACGAAGAGATCAACATGTCGCAGTCGATCAAACAGCACACCTGCGGCACCCGCGTTGCTACGGGCGCTACGGTCAACGGCAACGCCTCGGAAGGTGCTACGACCATCACCCTCGCCAGCGCTGGTAACGCGCTGACGTTCACGGTGGGCGACGTGTTCACCGTGGCTGACTGCTACTCCGTGAACCCGCAGACCCGCGAAAGCACGGGTTCGCTCCAGCAGTTCGTCGTGACTGCCGCCGCGACCTCGTCCGCTGGTGGCGCCGTGACGCTGTCGGTTTCGCCGGCGCTCTACTCGCCGTCGAATGCTCTGGCTACGGTCAGCACCCTCACCATCACTGGTAAGGCTGTGGTGTTCGTTGGCGCGGCTTCGACGTCCTACCCGCAGAACCTGATCTACCACAAGGACGCAATCTCGTTTGCCACGGCTGACCTGCTCATGCCGAGCGGCGTCGATATGGCGTCCCGCCAGGTTCACAACGGCATCTCGATGCGAATTGTGCGCCAGTACGACATCAACAACGACCGCCTGCCATGCCGCATCGACGTGCTTTATGGCTATTCCGTCATCCGCCCGCAGATGGCTTGCCGTCTCTGGGGTTAACAAGTTAAAGATAGGAGAATACGACAATGGCTATTCCTAGCGTAGGCGGCGGCTATCAGTTCAACGACGGCAACCTTAACGAAGTTAAGGTTTCCGTTGCTGCGGCCCCCACAACTGCCACGGACAGCGCGACGCTGACCGTTGCCCAGTTGACCAATGGCATCATCATCGGCACCCCGACGACCACGGCGGCTTATACGCTCCCGCTGGCCTCCGACGTGGACGCCGCGCTGACTAATGCCAAGGTCGGCACGACCTTCGACTTCCGCGTCATCAACACCACCACGGCTGGCGTCATCACCATGACGACCAACACGGGCTGGACGATTGGCTCGGGCGGCTCGCAGGGTCTGATGACCATCGCGGCCACGGCCGGCACGGTTCGCGCCTTCCGCGCGCGTCGTCTGGGCGACAACTCTTGGGCGCTGTACGCAATCTCGTAAGCAACACGGCCCCCGCTTCGGCGGGGGTCTAACCCTTTAAGGAGGCATAAATGCCGAATACCAAGCCTATTGGTGTCGCTTACGCAGATCCTGAACTGGTCGCTGGTACGACCATTACGGGCGCCGTTATCGACGCTACCTCCTGCACCGCCTCGAACATTGTTCAGGGTGCGTCTTCGCAGGTGCAGGGCGCCACGATTGCCACCACTGGCAACTCTGACGCTTATGTTGTCGTTCCGTTTACTGGGGTGTTGAGCGCCGTAATCTTTTCCGGCGTTGATGCTTTGGCGGCGAACGACACCAACTACATTACGTTCTCCATCACGGACCTCGGCCAGGCTGGCTCGGACAGCACCGCACTTCTTGCTGCAACCGACGCCAACACGACCAAGGCCACGGGTGGCACTGCGCTGACCGCCAATGCGCGCCGCAACCTGACGCTCACGGGCACCACGGCTAGTCTTGCCGTTACCCGTGGCGACCGTTTGCGTATTCGTGCAGCGGCTACGGGCACGCTGGCCAATACCGTGACCTTCCCGGTCTATACGCTTATCTGGGCCACCGCGTAACCTTGCGGGCGGTCTTCGGGCCGCCCGTTAATCCATAGGATACACCATGACCACGATCTACCTTATGCACCCCAAGCACGGCGTCAAAGTCGCGACTATGGAAGCTGAAGCGCAGTATGACGAATTGAACGGGTGGCGCCGGTTTGAACTGGAAGACCTCCAGGATGACGTCGTCGATGCTTTGGAACCGGACGCGACCTTGCCAGAAACCGAGGATGAAGCTAACGTAATGGCTGAGGCCCCGCGCCGTCGCGGTCGCCCCCGGAAGGACGAATAGCATGACTACGGCTGGCGACATCATCTACGGTTCTTTGCGGCTTATCGGTGTTCTGGCGGAAGGGGAAACCCCTTCTTCCGAAACCGCGCAGGATGCGCTGGCCGCCATGAACCAGATGATCGACAGTTGGAATACCGAACGGCTTGCGGTGTTTTCGACCATAGACCAGATTGAAACCTGGCCGCCGGGGGAGCGCTCGCGCACCTTTGGCCCGACGGGCGACATCGTCGGCACCCGCCCCGTCATGATTGACGACAGCACCTATTTCCGCGACCCGGCCAATGGCATCTCGTTTGGCCTGAAACTCATCAACCAGCAGCAGTACAACGGCATCGCCGTCAAGACCGTGACCAGCACCTATCCGCAGGTGTTGTGGGTCAACATGACGTACCCCAACATCGAGATGTACGTCTACCCGGTGCCGACGAAGGTCTTGGAGTTCCACATCGTATCGGTGCAGGAACTGTCCCAGCCGGCGACGTTGAGCACGGATTTGGCTTTCCCGCCCGGCTACCTGCGCGCGTTCCGGTACAATCTGGCCTGCGAACTGGCCCCTGAGTTTGGCGTGGAGCCGTCCCGGCAGGTGCAGCGCATCGCCATGACGTCCAAGCGCAACCTGAAGCGCATCAACAACCCCGACGACATCATGGCGCTGCCCTACAGCATCGTGGCGACGCGGCAGCGGTTCAATATTTTTGCTGGGAATTATTGAGGTAAATCATGACTAACGTTGCCATATCCCAACTTCCGGCCGCTGTTGCGGCGGCGGGCGCCGACGAAATTCCGATTGTTCAAAGCGGCATCACTAAAAAGTTGACAAATACGCAGCTTTTTACAAGTACTACGTTAACCACGCCTATTCTTGGTACGCCTACTAGCGGCACACTTACCAACTGTACTGGCCTCCCTATCGTAAATGGTACGACAGGTACATTGTCAGTTGCTCGCGGAGGTACGGGCGTAACCAGTTCGACAGGTACGGGCGACGTTGTTCTTAGCTCCGGCCCCACACTGTCTACCCCAACGCTTGGGGTCGCCACGGCAACTAGCATCAACAAAGTAGTGTTGACCGCACCCGCCAACAACGCAATTCTTACTATTGCAGACGGCAAGACGCTGACGGTTAACCACTCGTTGACGCTGGCGGGCACCGACGGCACCACAATGACGTTTCCGTCTACAAGCGCGTCGATTGCACGAACGGACGCGGCGCAGACGTTTACGGGTGCGCAAACGTTCAGCGGCCCCGTTATTGAAGGCGCGCAGGCATTGTCGGGCGCAGGTGCGGTCAACATTACGCAACCCGTCACCAAGTTTACGTCTACGGCTACTGGCAACGCGCTAACATTGGCGGATGGCGTTGAAGGCCAGCTTAAGACTATCGTGTATGTGGCTGAAGCGGCGGGCGGTGATACAGGCGTTCTGACGCCGACTAACCTTGGGGCCGGTACGACCATCACGTTCAACGCCGTAGGGGACGCTTGCGTTCTTCAGTTCTTGGGTACTGATTGGTGGGCTATCTCGCTTCGCGGCGCGGTATTGGCCTAAACGATGCAGACGCCGATCCTTGGTTCAGCATACACGGCCCGCAGCGTAAATGCTGCGGATAACCGCATGGTGAACATGTTCCCCGAAGTTGTGCCGGAAGGCGGCAAACAGCCTGCTTTTCTTCAGCGGGCGCCGGGTCTGACGCTCCGCGTTACCGTCGGCACCGGACCTATTCGCGGCCTGTGGGAACATGGGTCGGATATGTACGTTGTTTCCGGCAATACTTTTTATAGGGTATCTTCTTCTTACGTTGTTACGTCTAAAGGTACAGTTGCGGGCACCGGCCCGGTGTCTATGGCGGACAACGGCACGCAGATCATGGTTGCTGCCGACCCGACGGGGTACATTTACAATACTGCAACGGACGTGTTTGCGCAGATTACTGACCCTGACTTTCCTGGGGCATCGGTCGTAGACTACCTTGATGGGTACTTTGTTTTTATTGAACCTAACAGTCAGCGCATATGGGTGACGGCGCTCCTTGACGGCACCAGCGTTGACCCGTTGGATTTTGTCAGCGCGGAAGGCGATCCAGACGACGTCATCAGCATGATTGTTGACCACCGTGAGGTCTGGTTGTTTGGGCGTAACTCCACAGAAGTCTGGTACAACGCCGGGCTGTCGGATTTTCCGTTGGTCCGCATCCAAGGTGCGTTCAACGAACTGGGCTGCGCGGCGCGGTACAGTGTTGCCAAGATGAACAACCAGGTTTACTGGTTGGGCAAAGACCCACGCGGTCAGGGCATCGTCTACGTTGCGAACGGCTATCAAGGCCAACGCGTCTCAACGCACGCAATTGAATGGCAGATCCAGCAGTATGGTACGCTGTCAGATGCTATCGGTTTTACTTACCAACAAGATGGCCATTCGTTCTACGTGCTGGTGTTTCCTTCAGTGGGTAAAACCTGGGTGTATGACGCTTCGACGGGCGCATGGCATGAGCGCGCGGGATGGAGTGATCAGTGGACGCGCTATCGACCGCAAGCGCAGGTGTTCTACAACAACGAAAATCTCGTTGGGGACTACGAGAACGGCAATATATACGCGCTTGATTTGGACGACTACACATACAATAACGAAACGCAACGTTGGTTGCGGTCTTGGCGCGCGTTGCCGACGGGGCAGAATACGTTGCGGCGCACCGCGCAGCATTCATTGCAGTTGGACTGCGAGACAGGCGTCGGGCTTGCACAATACCCCGGATACGTTGCCGAAGATTTGGCTGCGGAAAACGGTGATCTTCTTATCGCCGAATACACGCAAAGCGATCTTGTGACGGAAAGCGGCGACACACTCGTCACGGAAGTGGGCAGTGGTTCAGAAACTTTAGTGGACGTGCCGGACTACCCTATTTTGTTCAGCCCCCCTATGTATATCACGACAATTGGATACACCGCCACGCCAGGGTACGACCCGCAAGTCATGTTGCGCTGGTCTGACGATGGCGGCCATACGTGGTCTAATGAACATTGGCGGTCGATGGGCAAGATTGGCCAGTACGGCTACCGCACCATCTGGCGGCGGCTGGGTATGACCATGAAGTTGCGCGACCGCGTTTACGAGGTGTCCGGCACCGACCCTGTCAAGTTGGCCGTCGTGGGCGCCGAGTTGCAGGTGAGCGGTACAAATGCCTAACATCACCAACATCACCCCGCCCCGCGTCCCGTTGACGGACCCGCGCACGGGGCTGATTTCGCGTGAGTGGTATCTGTTTCTCCTGAGCCTGTTCAACCAGACCGGCGGCAGCATCGTGTCGCTGGAAGATGTCCAGAAGGGGCCGCCAGCCCAAGACATCGACCTGTCGGCGCTGCTGGCGCAGGCGTCCCTGAACGCCGAGAGTTCGTCAGCGCTCCTGTCGCAGTACGCCCAGCTTGCCGCCGACGTCCAGGCGCTGTCTCTGGGGCCGGCCGACACGCCCCAACTGCCGCGTCTGCGGTACGGGTCGTTCTACGACACGACCGACCAGACGGCAGCGGTCATCAACACGGCCTACGGCATGACGTTCAACTCGACCGACATTACCCAAGGCGTGTATATCGGGACGCCAACGTCGCGGGTGTACGTGGACACGCACAACGTCTACAACATCCAGTT